GACATGATGATTGAGTTTATCGGTCAGGATGGGGCTAAAACGTGTGAGGAACTGGCGGGTAAGTTCGGTGTCAGTACTCGCAAGGTTGCTTCCACGCTGGCGGTGGTAACCGCAACGGGGCGGCTGGCACGCGTTAATCAGAACGGTAAATTTCGTTACTGCATGCCGGGCGATAATTTACCAGCAGAGCCGAAAGCCGCGCTGGTAACGGAAAGTGATGGTAAGGCCTTTCCTCAGCCAGCAGGTGCTGCGTTTACCGAAACGCAAGCAGATGAGCTGATTTTTCCGTCCCTTCGCAGGGCAAACCTGGCGCTGCGCAGGGCGAAAAGTGATGTTCAGAAGTGGGAGCGAGTCTGCGCCGCGCTGCGGGAGCTGAACAAGCACCGGGATATTGTTCGACAGATTACTGATTCTTCCCGCCGTGTTGTATCGGAAAAGTGATTGCCGGAGGCGCTTATGGCAAAAGTATTTACACAAGAAGAGCGGGAAAAAATTAAAGGGCTGATCGTGGAATTCGTACGCCTTAACGGACGAGGCACGATTCGGCAGTTATCGGATGAAATTGGTGTCAGTCATGCGTCTGTCGGTCGTTTATGCATGGAGCTGGCCGCCAGTGGTGATGTTTACAATTCTGGTTACGGAGTATTCCCGTCTGAGCAGGCGCGCAAGGACTGGCAAAACGCCCGCAAAAAACTCTCAAGGGCAAAGCTGAAGAAACCATCTGTGGTTGATCCGGACCTTATCTGGCTATTACCAGACGGCGAAATACGCCGCTACGACAGGCGCCTAAACATAATCTGTCGCGAGTGCCGGAAGAGTGAAGCTATGCAGCGTGTACTGGCTTTCTATCAGGGTAATTTTCAGGAGACGGTACTGTGAGTGAAATTAGCTATCAGGCTTCAATTACCGCTGGCATTCGCATCAAAGGAGAGGAGCATGGAAATAAAACCAGAGGATGAGTTAAGCAATATCGTTTTATTTCCGGTAAAAGAGGATGACCCTCGTAATCAGGTTAATTTTCTTTATGAGCCATCGGAAAGACCATATTGCCATCACGCTTCTGTCCGGGTTGACGAAAAAGAGCGTCAGGTCCGCTGTAAAATCTGCGGTGCAGTTGTGGAGCCGTTTGACTGGATGCTCTCTGTGGCGAAAAGAGAAACCAGACTGGCAGATGATGTAAGGCTATTGCGCCAGGAGGAACAGGAAAGGCGGAAAAATATAGAAAAGTTAATTCAGATTGAGCGTAACGCGAAAGCGCGGATACGCAGGGCGACAAAATCCAGAACTGAATAATTAAATTTAGCACTGTAAATAAAATCAAATCCTTAACCGGAGGGATTTCTGCACCCTCAGAACATCAGGAGGCCGTCCGAAAGGGCGGTAGTGAAATGCGAAAATTCAAAATAATTATTGAAACGGGAATAGCCGGTGGAGATTTCGAGGATGAATTCGAAGTGGATGATGATGCAACACCAGATGAAATACAGGATGAAGCTAAAGATATTTTCTTTAACTACTGCAATTACTCATACCACGAAATAAAAGACGAAGAGGAAGAACAAAATGGCTGATTTTGGTTCAACTAAATATAACGCCAGTTTTGAAGAATGGCATGAACTGTTAATGGATTATGCAGAGTTACGCGGTGGAAGTGCCGCTGATGCTGAAGCATGGCGTGATGATTATGAAGCAGGGAAAACACCGGTCGAAGCATATTGTGATGAGTGGGGCGATGAATGAGCGAGATTAATTATCAGGAAGGGCATGAAAAGGCAGGGCAGGCAAAACCAGTGGCATGGCGATATCGCTACGTGAAAAAAGGCGTTACAGACTTTCAGGGGAAGCAGTGGGTTGGTGACTGGAAATATGTACCGACAAAAGAGGATTGCAACGACAGACCGAACTATGAAATTCAGGCGTTATTCACTGCCCCGCCTGTGCCACTGACACCAGAAGGATTGATTAAAGCAGTGCGTTTCTATGAACAGGTAAAGCGTGAGAATCCGCCAGTCGAAACCGGAGCATGGAAAGACGCTGTTGACTGGGTGCTCAAAGAGGCTTGCCAGTCTGTAAACATTGGCATCAAAGGAGAGTGAGAATGCAAATTTCACCGGTTACTCTTCGTGTTGCGAAGGCGTTTATATCCAGACATCACCGACACAATAAACCCCCGGTGGGGCATAAATTCAGCATTGGTCTGAGAAATGATGCCGGAGAATTGATAGGTGTGGCGACAGCCGGTCGACCTGTTGCACGACATTTGGATGATGGATTAACGCTTGAAGTAAATCGCACATGTACCACAGGAGAACGCAACGCTAACAGCGCGCTTTATGGTGCTGTCTGGCGGGCAGCAAAAGCTATGGGTTATCAACGTTGTATTACGTACACCCGGGCAGATGAATCAGGAGCATCTCTTCGCGCAGCTGGTTTTGTTCGTGTGAAAGAGCTTCCTCCAAGAAAAAGCTGGGCGGAATCAAGCGTCGCCCTGCGGAGTAAACGCGATCCAGTCGGAAACGGTGGTGTTCCTCGTGTGCTCTGGGAAATCAGGATAATGAGTACCACTGGTATTCGCATCAAAGGAGAGTGATATGGCAACTTTGACAAAAAAAGAACGGGCATGGTTGAACGAATTACAGGACGTTCTTGATCGCTGCCCATCACCGAAAAAAATTGGTTTTTACACCATTGGCGATAAAAGCATTTACCTGTATGACCTACGCCGCATGGATGAAATCATGGAGGCTCTTGATAATCGTTCGTCGATGGATTGGTGTGTTGCTGTTCATGATATGAATGCAGGGTTTGATGAAAAGATTTTGTTCCCCTCATCAGTTGAAAGCACTGCGGGTTAAGGAGTAACACATGACCACTATTACCAAAGAACGTATTGAATTGTTCATTAAAAACCCGCTTGAAAACGGGCTTACCCGTGGTGAACAAATGGAACTGGCACGGATTGCGCTGGCATCGCTGGAAGCAGAGCCAGTTGTGTTCTGGTTTGAAAAATATCAAGAAGGGGCTACGGCATGACGACTTTTACCAGAGAGCAGTTAATAGCTCACGCAGAGGAGACTATTGAAGCACAGAGACTGTGCATACCGGGTACAATCGACCATGACATCATCCGCACATATAAGATGGATATTGCTGTTCTGGAAATCGCACTGGTATCGCTGGCAGCAGAGCCAGCCGGTAAATTGCATGAATACAAACCAGTGGGATATCAGCGTCTGGTCGATGAGTTAACCATGCTGGTAAAGCAGTTAACCTGGCAACTGAGGAAAGCGAAGCCAGACTGCAAATTACCGGATAAGGCGATGAGTTATCTGGAGCGGAACGGACTGATAAGCGTGGAGGATATTTTACGATGACCTGGCCTGAAGCATTAACAACGGTAGGAATTGCGATGGCGGTGACGCTGATGGTGTATTCGATTTGCCGCTGGGGATAAAAACGGTTTGCGGGAAAAGGAGAGTTAAGTAGAATTGCTGCGGGTGCTTGAGGCTATCTGTCTCAGGCATGAACACCAAAAGGCAGATAGAGAAAAGCCCCAGTTAACATTACGCGTCCGGCAAGACGCTTAACATTAATCTGAGGCTCAATCTATGAACGGCAAATCTAGGTTAGCCTCTTACGCGCCGAAAGGCAAGGAGAAGCAGGCTATGAAGCAGCAAAAGGCGATGTTAGTCGCCCTGATCGTCATCTGTATTACCGTCATTGTGACGGCACTGGTAACGAGGAAAGACCTCTGCGAGGTACGAATCCGAACCGGCCAGACGGAGGTCACTGTCTTCACAGCTTACGAACCTGAGGAGTAAGAGACCAGGCGGGGGAGAAATCCCTCGCCACCTCTGATGTGTCAGGCATCCTCAACGCACCTGAGATAAAATCTATTTGGCTGTTTCTGGGTTCGAACTGATGATTATTTAGTGCTAATACATGATTTAATTCCCTGAATCCTCTTGCTTTTCCCATTGGTGGGGTCTAAGCCCCCTCGAAGGGAATAAAAATCAATGATAGTAGAACCATCTGCCAACTTATAAATGTCGGCATTATCTGCAACCGCTAATACGCTGTAATACTTGCCAATTTTTTGAGACGTGATAGTGGCTAAGAGAGGTGTACGCTGCCACTCACTGAGAATGCATTCTTGTATTTCTTGTGGTGGAGAATTTGTTTTGAACGAGATAATAACATTTTGTTCTTCTCTGTAGTTATAAGGGTTGACGCATCCTGAAATTGCAAAAACCAATAGAAAACAAATTGTTTTATTCATTTAGAAGCCCTTTTATAAGTGTTTCTTGGTTATTTAAGTTTTTTGTTAGTGAAAATATAAACTATAAAAAGTCAGATTCATAACTTTGCCCTCCATGGTAAACGCCAGCGATAAAGACTTTATTGCCATCAACGGCAAAAGCAATAATCGTTCTGTGGCGGAAGTGAGTTACTCGCATTCCCTGGCGAATATCATCGCGTTTATTGCCCCGATGTGGGAATGTAGAAAACCCATCAAGATAATCAAGAAGCGCATTGGCATAATTGTCAGCAATGACGCTTCCTGCTTTCTCCGTTATATATCCGTGCAGGTTTATTATCTGCTGTTCGGCCTCGGGGGTAATGATGACTTCAAATGTCATGCAGATTACTTCCCGGATCGAATCGCGGCGCGAACCTGTGAAATGGAGCGTCCGTTGTTTGGATTTTCGCGGATAGAATCAAGAGAGGGGGCGGCTGAATGCGTTAACCACGCTTCGATTGCTTTATCGCGCTCATTCAGTGCGCGAAGCCCTTCACGAATGACCTCGCTTTCTGAAGCATAGGCACCGGAAGCCACACGGGCGCGCACCATGTCAGCCATCTCGTTAGTTAATGTAATGCTGAATTGTTGGGTTGTACGCATGGTAAACCTCACGGAGTAGGATAGAACACTATTCGATGATAGCACGCTGCCTGTTGACGACAACAGAAATCAGAGACAATATTGCCGCACGCCAGCCTGAACAACTGGCACCTGCTGCGCCAGCAGAGACAACCGATGGCGCACGATACCAAATTACACAATTCTGATGATTCTGCCGTCTTTGCCAGCAGGCACGGGCGGCGTTCCCGCACTTTCAAATCTGACTGGTTCCAGCATCCCCCATGCACTGAAGAACAGGCCGAGTGGCTAATTCAGTGCTACCGCAGACACGGATACGAGATTAAGAAAGCCCTCAGCCTCGATTATCGTCACTGGGTAATCTCCGTCAGGCTTCCTTACTCCGAACGCCCACCGCGTCCGTCCCGCACATTCCAGCAACGCATCTGGAGGTAACGTGCGGGTATTACTTCGACCTGTTCTGGTACCGGAACTCGGGCTGGTGATCGTTAAGCCGGGCCGTGAATCCATGCCGGTATTCCACAATACCCGGGTACTGGTGGAGCCGGAACCGAAAAGCATGCGTAATCTGCCGTCCGGGGTTGTTCCTGCCGTTCGCCAGCCGCTAGTGGAAGACAAAACATTGCTGCCATTTTTCAGCGACGAACGAGTGATTCGTGCTGCTGGTGGCGCTGGCGCATTGTCTGACTGGTTACTGCGCCATGTTAAATCCTGCCAGTGGCCACACGGCGATTATCACCACAGTGAAACCGTCATTCACCGTTATGGTACCGGCGCAATGGTGTTGTGCTGGCACTGCGACAACCAACTGCGCGACCAGACCTCCGAATCACTCGGGCAACTTGCTCACCAAAACCTGTCTGCATGGATGATTGACGTCATACGCCATGCAATGAATGGCTCGCAGGAACGGGAATTATCGCTGGCTGAATTATCCTGGTGGGCGGTCCGCAATCAGGTGGTGGACGCGCTACCGGAAGCGGTATTACGTCGTTCGCTGGGGTTGCGTGTGGAAAAAATCCGCTCAATGTACCGTGAAAGCGACATCGTACCGGGAGAGCAGACCGCCACCAGCATACTGAAGCAGCGCACAAAAAATCTTGCGCCGCTGCCTCACGCCCACCAGCAACAAATCCGGCCACAGGAAAAGACGGTGGTCAGCATTGCCGTTGATCCGGAGTCACCGGCTCAGTATCTCCAGCGCCAGAAACCACAACGGGAAGAGATGCCTGTATACACGCGCTGGGTAAAAACGCAGAAATGCATGACGTGCGGTAATCAGGCAGATGATCCGCATCACATCATTGGTCATGGACTGGGAGGGATGGGAACAAAGGCTGACGATTTGTTTGTTATTCCGTTGTGCCGTAAATGCCATAACAAACTACATGCCGGAGTAAAAGATTTTGAAGAAAAACACGGCAGTCAGCTGTTGTTGCTGATTCGTTTTTTAATGCACGCGAGAAATTCGGGTGTTCTGAAGTGGAAAGCATAAATGACCGAACGCATAGAATTTGTTTTGCCTTACCCGCCGACGGTGAACACTTACTGGCGACGCCGTGGCAGCACATATTTTATCTCGGAGGAGGGAAAGCGTTATCGCCGGGCTGTGGCGCTTATTGTTCGCCAGCAGCGGCTGAAATTAAGCCTGTCCGGACGGCTGGCAATAAAAATTATTGCAGAGCCACCGGATAAGCGCCGTCGTGACCTGGACAATATCCTGAAAGCACCACTGGATGCGCTGACGCATGCCGGACTTCTCATAGACGACGAGCAGTTTGATGAAATCAATATTGTGCGCGGTCAGCTCGTTCCTGGTGGGCGGCTGGGGATAAAAATCACAGAACTGGAGTGCGCATGAATAACCAGTATTTACAGTTTGTGCGTGAGCAGCTCATTATCGCCACCGCTGATTTGAGTGGGGCAACAAAAGGTCAGCTTGAAGCCTGGCAGGAGAATGCCATGTTCGATACAGGGCGTTACAGGCGAAAAAAAATCCGGTACCGCGATGAAGTGACTGGAAAAATGATAACGCGGGATAATCCACCAATCCCGGGAAAACAATCACTGGCGAATGGCTCATCAATTGCCCTGGTCAGCCCGGTTGAGTTTTCGACATCATCATGGCGGCGGGCTTTGCTGTCTCTTGAAGAGCATCATAAAGCCTGGTTGTTGTGGTGTTACGGCGAGAGTATTTGTTGGGAATATCAGATCGCGATAACACAGTGGGCGTGGAATGAATTTAATACTCAATCCGGTACCAGAAAAATTGCAGGGAAAACGCAGGAACGCCTGAAAAAATTAATCTGGCTGGCGGCGCAGGCAGTAAAAGCAGAACTTTTTGGTGGGGAAGGTTATGAATACCAGGAGCTGGCATTACTGGCGGGAGTGACAACTAAAAACTGGTCCAAAACATATACTCGTCACTGGGTTGCAATGAAACACATTTTTCAACGACTGGATAGTGAGGCTTTATTGTTTGTAATGAGAACACGTTCAAAACAAAAGGCGGCATTTTCAAAGCAAAGTGTTGCAAAAGTAGATTGAAAGGCATATATTTCATGCAAATCTGATATTTTGCCGATTTTGTACGTGATGGCAAAAGCAAACAAAACCCGCCCACAAGCGGGTTTTTTTGTGCCACTTATTTCGGATAGACATGGTGAATGCGCTGGTGGAGGAGCTAAGGGTGATTTTTAACCAGGTGATTTTTGAATGCTTGCAACATTGATTTCGTAACGTTATTATCCTGCGCCCGGCCCTTTAGCTCAGAGGTGAGAGCGAGCGACTCATAATCGCCAGGTCGCTGGTTCAAATCCAGCAAGGGCCACCATCACATACCGCCATTAGCTCATCAGGATAGAGCACCAGCCTTCGAAGCTGGTTGCGCGGGGGTCGAGTCCTCGATGGCGGTCCATTATCTGTACCCTGCGTTGTTAGCTCAACCGGACAGAGCAATTGCCTTCTAAGCAATCGGTCACTGGTTCGAATCCAGTACAACGCGCCAGACTTATTTTTCCCGGCTCGCTTTTGCGGGCCTTTTTTTTAAATGTCTCACAATTCAGACGGTTGACAGTTGTCTGTTTTGCGGGGAGTTTGTTAAAAGAAACTGGCATGGTGAATCCCCCTGTGCGGAGGGGCAATCAGCGAGTAGGTATATGGGATAATCGCGGATTCAGGTGCTGGTACTGAATTCACCGGGAGGCACCCGGCACCATGCAGTTGACTGAAACCATGTATACTCTCAGGCCCCACGCACATGTGTTGGGGCCTTTTTACATGCAAAAAAAAGCCCGCATATGGATACGGGCGGCAAGGAACAAAAAACGTGAAGTGATCTATTCAGCCAGTGGATAATACCCTGACGTTACCATATTGCGCAATCGCGCATTCTTTCTTTTTCGCTCCCCTTATAACTACGCCATCCGTTCGCTGCGGAGGTGAGGCTATGAAATCCATGGATAAAATTTCAACGGGCATTGCCTACGGCACCTCCGCAGGCAGTGCTGGCTACTGGTTTTTACAGTGGCTTGATCAGGTCAGTCCGTCACAGTGGGCTGCGATTGGTGTACTGGGGAGTCTGGTTCTGGGCTTCCTGACATATCTGACTAACCTGTATTTCAAAATCAGAGAGGACCGTCGTAAGGCTGCACGGGGAGAGTAATTCAATGACTCAAAACTATGAACTGATTGTGAAAGGGATCCGCAATTTTGAGAATAAAGTTACGGTAACTTTAGCGTTACGGGACAAAAAACGCTTTGACGGTGAAATTTTTGACCTGGACATCTCGCTGGACCGTGTTGAAGGTGCCGCGCTGGAGTTTTATGAGGCAGCAGCCAGAAGGAGCATCAGACAGGTCTTCCTGGATGTTGCTGCCGGGTTATGTGAAGGGGATGAGCAGCCGCCGGAAAAGCGCCCCGTAATTTTAGATGCGCAGAATGTGTGGATAACCTACAAAGGAAAGCTACCAGGAAGAATTACTGGTTCTCTGAAGACTCCTCCGGAATCACAACCTTAAGTCACTGACCGGAACAGATAAACCTGTCCGTGGGCAGAAACCGATAAATCCTGATAAATATCCATGAACGCAAAAATCAGATACGGCCTGTCGGCTGCCGTTCTGGCACTGATTGCCGTCGGTGCGCCCGCGCCTGATATTCTCGACCAGTTTCTGGATGAAAAAGAAGGTAACCACACAACGGCATACCGCGATGGGTCCGGCATCTGGACCATCTGTCGGGGTGCCACGATGGTGGATGGAAAACCCGTTTTTCCCGGTATGAAACTGTCGAAGGAAAAATGCGACCAGGTCAACGCCATTGAGCGTGATAAGGCGCTGGCATGGGTGGAGCGCAATATTAAAGTACCACTGACTGAACCACAAAAAGCGGGTATCGCGTCATTTTGTCCCTATAACATTGGCCCCGGTAAGTGTTTTCCGTCGACGTTTTATAAGCGGCTGAATGCCGGTGATCGTAAGGGCGCATGCGAGGCGATTCGCTGGTGGATAATAGATGGTGGGCGCGATTGCCGCATACGTTCAAATAACTGCTATGGACAGGTTATTCGTCGTGACCAGGAAAGCGCATTAGCCTGTTGGGGGATAGATCAGTGAGCAGAGTCGCCGCGATTATTTATGCTCTGGTTATCTGCATCATCGTCTGCCTGTCGTGGGCGGTCAATCATTACCGTGATAACGCCATCGCCTACAAAGAACAGCGTGATAAAAAAGTCAGTGAGCTGAAGCTGGCGATCGCCACCATCGCTGACATGCAGCAGCGTCAGCGTGATGTTGCTGCGCTCGATGCAAAGTACTCGAGAGAATTAGCCAATGCGAAAGCTGAAAATGAAACTCTGCGCGCTGATGTTGCCGCTGGTCGTCGTCGGTTGCACATCAAAGCAGTCTGTCAGTCAGTGCGTGAAGCCACCACCGCCTCCGGCGTGGATAATGCAACCAGCCCCCGACTGGAAGACACCGCTGAACGGGATTATTTCACCCTCAGAGAGCGGCTGATGACGATGCAGATGCAACTGGAAGGGGCACAGGAGTATATCCGCACTCAGTGCATTAAGTAGCCTTTTTATCGTGGTAAACATTTCGCAGGGTATGAGGTATTTATGCCATCACTAATCCCACGTGCCTGCCGTAAGCGTGGATGTGCAGGAACAACCACAGACAGTTCTGGTTACTGCGATAAACATCGTGGCGAAGGATGGGTACAGCATCAACGAGGACTGAGTCGCCACCAGCGTGGCTATGGTTCGAAATGGGATGCCATACGTGCGCGCATACTGAAGCGTGATAATCATCTGTGTCAGAACTGCCTGCGCAATGGGAGAGCCGTTGAAGCCAGAACTGTGGACCACATCATTCCGAAAGCTCATGGTGGCACAGATGCAGACAGTAACCTGCAGAGTCTGTGCTGGCCCTGTCATAAAGCAAAAACAGCGCGCGAACGCATCAATTGATAACAGTTCCCATCTGTAGGGGAGGGGCGGGTCAAATCTCTGCAACCCTGGCTGCTCAGTACCGCCGCCTGACCTTTCCTCGCATCGCCGCAGGTTCGAAAACTTTTTTTTGGAATGTGATTAAATGATTGATAGGTAAAACCGATTATGTCTGGACCCCCGAAAATCCCGCCACGCCTGCATTTGATACGAGGCAACCCCTCAAAGCGGCCAGTTAAAGACCTCAAAAAAACCGCTAAAAAGGATGAAAAAGGTCTCCCTAAAATTCCGCAACATTTAGGGGCGCAGGGGAAGTACTGGTTCAGGCGAATGGCGGAAGAGCTGAATGCGGAAGGGATCATTTCTCAGCTTGATGCGCGTGCGCTTGAGCTACTGGTGGAAGCCTATACCGAATACCGGCATCACTGCGAAACACTCGATGTTGAGGGGTACACCTACCGCTCGGAAACGCAGAACGGTGATGTGCTGATTAAGGCACACCCAGCTGCTGCGATGAAAGCGGATGCCTGGAAGCGGATCCGGGCGATGCTTGCAGAATTTGGTATGTCACCGGCAAGCCGGGCAAAAGTAAATACCGCCGGACCGGATAATGTTGATCCGCTGGCAGAGCTTTTAAAAGCGAGAGACTGATGGCAAAAGTGGCTGACGGGATCCGCTACGCCGAACGTGTTGTTGCAGGAGAAATTGTTGCTGGCGAATTTGTCCGCCTGGCCTGCCAGCGTTTTCTTGATGATCTGAAGTACGGCGAAAAGCGGGGGATTTATTTCAGTGAACCCCGTGCGCAGCACATCCTGAATTTCTACAAATTTGTGCCTCATGTAAAAGGGGCACTGGCAGGCCAGCCCATTGAGTTGATGGACTGGCATGTATTTATCCTCATTAATATTTTTGGTTTTGTCATTCCGCTGGTCAATGAAGAAACCGGGGAAGTTGTCATGCGCAGCGATGGCAGCGGACGTCCGGTGATGGTGCGCCGGTTCCGGACGGCGTACAACGAAGTCGCCCGTAAAAACGCAAAATCAACACTGTCATCGGGTATCGGCCTGTATATGACGGGGGCAGATAGTGAAGGCGGAGCTGAGGTGTATTCAGCCGCAACCACGCGTGACCAGGCCAGAATCGTGTTTGAAGACGCCAAAAATATGGTCAGAAAAGCCCGGTCGACACTCGGGCGGTTGTTTGATTTCAACAAGCTGGCGATTTACCAGGAGCAGAGCGCATCAAAATTTGAACCGCTTTCCTCGGATGCAAACAACCTGGACGGTCTGAACATCCACTGCGCCATTATTGATGAGCTGCATGCACATAAAACCCGCGACGTGTGGGACGTTCTGGAAACGGCAACCGGTGCCCGTCTGCAGTCCCTGTTATTTGGTATCACCACGGCTGGCTTTAACAAGGAAGGGATTTGTTACGAGCAGCGTGATTACGCCATCAAGGTATTGCGAGGCTATAACAGCGACGTGGAGGGCGCTGTAAAAGACGACTCTTACTTTGCGATCATTTACACGCTTGATGAGGGAGATGATCCGTTTGATGAAACGGTCTGGCAGAAAGCGAATCCTGGCCTGGGCATCTGTAAACGCTGGGATGATCTGCGTCGTCTGGCGAAAAAAGCGAAGGAGCAGGTCTCTGCGCGGGTGAATTTTTTTACCAAACACATGAATGTGTGGGTCACTGCCGAATCTGCCTGGATGGATATGATTAAGTGGGAGAAGTGCGAATACATTGCTCCACAACATGAGCTGAAAACATATCCCATGTGGGTCGGCGTCGACCTTGCTCATAAGATTGATATCTGTGCGGCGGCAAAACTCTGGCGAACCGATAACGGACATGTTCATGCTGATTTTAAATTCTGGCTTCCGGAAGGACGGCTGGAACGATGCTCGCGGCAGCAGGCAGAACTTTACCGGAAGTGGGCGGAGATGGATAAGCTCATCCTGACGGATGGTGATGTTATCGATCATGCACAGATAAAAAGTGACTTACTGGAATGGATTGGCGGTGAAAACCTCAGGGAACTGGGATTTGACCCGTGGAGCGCAATGCAGTTCAGCCTGGCACTGGCTGAAGAAGGGATACCGCTGGTGGAGGTTCCGCAGACGGTCCGCAATCTGTCAGAGGCCATGAAGGAAACGGAATCACTGGTTTATGCCGGGCGTTTCCATCACAGCAATCATCCGGTCATGAACTGGATGATGTCTAACGTTACTGTAAAACCGGACAAAAACGACAACATCTTCCCGAATAAATCCACGCCGGAAGCCAAAATCGACGGCCCTGTTGCGCTTTTTACAGCCATGAGCCGCTTTCTGGTAAATGGAGGGGGCGTGAATGACTTTCTGTCCACGCTTGATCCTGATGAGGACCTGTTAATTCTGTGAAACAGCTTATTACTGATATGACCGGGCTGATCGGTTTCGGTTTGCTCACTGCTGGCGTTTATCTGTATGCAGGTCTGCCAGCGTCTCTGATGCTGTCGGGCTGTTTGTTGCTGCTTTATGCACTGGTGGTGTCCATGAGGAGAAAACATGCTTCTTGATGCTCTGTTTCGCAGTGAGCCTCTGGAAAATCCCTCGGTTCCGGTAACCGGAGAGGCCGCTGAGACGGATAATATTTTTGCCCGGGATGTGTATGTCAGTCCGGAAACATCCATGAAGCTGGCTGCTGTCTATGCCTGTATTTATGTTATTTCATCCAGTGTGGCTCAGATGCCCCTGCATGTGATGCGAAAAACGAATGAGCATGTTCAGCCGGCACGCGATCATCCGTTGTTCTGGCTCGTTCATGATGAACCTAATGCCTGGCAGACCAGCTATAAGTGGCGGGAACTGAAGCAGCGTCATGTGCTGGGGTGGGGCAATGGTTATACGTGGGTAAAACGTAATCGTCGTGGAGAGGTTACCAGCCTTGAATGCTGTATGCCATGGGAAACCACGTTACTTAACACCGGTGGGCGTCATACTTACGGGGTGTATAACGAAGAGGGTGCATTTGCGGTAAGTCCGGACGACATGATCCATATCAGGGCGCTGGGAAACAATCAGAAAATGGGACTGAGCCCGATCATGCAGCATGCTGAAACCATTGGTATGGGAATGAGTGGCCAGCAGTATACCAGCGCCTTTTTTAACGGTAATGCCCGTCCTGCCGGTATTATTTCTGTGAAAAATGAACTGAACGAACAAAGCTGGGGCAGGCTTAAAAATATGTGGCAGCGGGCGGTGACAGCGCTTCGCAGCCAGGAAAATAAAACCATGTTGCTGCCTGCGCAACTGGATTACCGCGCTCTGACAGTTTCTCCGGTGGATGCTCAGATCATTGATATGACCAAGCTGAACCGGTCGATGATTGCCGGGATTTTTAATGTCCCGGCGCACATGATTAATGACCTGGAAAAAGCCACATTTTCGAATATTACGCAGCAGGCGATTCAGTTTGTTCGCTACACGATGATGCCCTGGGTTGCGAACTGGGAGCAGGAGCTTAACCGTCGCCTGTTTACCCGTACAGAACGGGCTGCCGGGTATTACGTTCGTTTCAACCTCACGGGGTTGCTCCGTGGGACCCCACAGGAGCGTGCGCAGTTCTATCACTTTGCCATTACAGATGGCTGGATGAGTCGGAATGAAGCCAGGGCATTTGAGGATATGAACCCGGTTGACGGTCTGGATGAAATGCTGGTCAGCGTAAATGCAGCAAATCCGTTGAATAACTTTAAAGATACGAAAGGCAAAGAGGAAAAGAACGATGAATGACCGTGAAACGCGCTGTTACAGCGGGGAGGTGCGGGCGGAACAATATGATAATGCCCCGACCCACATTCTGGGGTATGGCTCGGTATTTAACAGTCGTTCAGAACCTCTGTGGGGATTTCGTGAAATCATCAAGCCGGGGGCTTTTGATGATGTACTGAATGATGATGTACGTGGCTTGTTTAATCATGATCCTAATTTCATTCTCGGACGAAGTTCTGCCGGCACGTTGTCATTGTCGGTGGATGAACGCGGTTTACGTTATGACATTGTTGCACCGGATACTCCGACTATTTGTGACCTGGTGCTGTCTCCAATGTTGCGTGGTGACATTAATCAGTCCTCGTTCGCGTTTCGTGTCGCCCGTGACGGAGAGAGCTGGTATGAAGACGACGAGGGGATTGTTATCCGGGAAATCACGCGCATTTCTCGTCTGTATGACGTCAGCCCGGTGACATATCCGGCCTATCAGGACGCAGACTCTGGTGTCCGCTCAATGAAAGCCTGGCAGGAAGCGCGGGCGAGTGGTGCGCTGAAGAAAGCTGTTAACGAACGAATGGCGCGTGAGCGTCTTTTGACCCTTCTTAATGCATAAGGATACTACTGACGATGAAACTTCATGAGATGAAGCAAAAACGAAACACCATTGCAAAGGATATGCGTGCACTGCATGAAAAAATTGGTGATAACGCATGGACTGATGAGCAACGGGCAGAGTGGAACAGGGCGAAAGCTGAGCTGGATGCGCTGGATGAGCAAATCGCCCGTGAAGAAGAGTTGCGCCGTCAGGATCAGGCATATGTGGATGAGTCCGGGCCGGAAGAGCGCCAGAATAATGAGGCGGAGAACGGGAAAAAGGCGGTGGAAGAGAAGCGCGCTGCGGCATTTAACCGTTTTCTGCGTGCCGGATTTGCAGAACTGAATGCTGAAGAGCGTAATCTGATGCGTGAACTGCGGGCTCAGAGTGTAACAACGGATTCTCAGGGCGGATATACGGTGCCCACGCAGATGCGTAACAAAATCATTGACACCATGAAGGCTTATGGCGGGATTGCCAGTGTGGCGCAACTTCTGACCACATCAACCGGGCAGGATATCACCTGGTCAACGTCTGATGGCACGACTGAAGAGGGCGAACTGCTGGCGGAAAATACAGCCGCAACGGAACAGGATGTGACGTTCGGGACCGCTATTCTGGGGGCTAAAAAGCTGTCATCAAAAATAATTCGTGTGTCCAATGAGCTGCTCCAGGACAGTGGGGTGGATATTGAATCTTATCTGGCAAACCGTATTGCCCAGCGTATTGGTCGTGGAGAGGCAAAATATCTGGTTCAGGGGACCGGAACGGGATCACCGTTACAGCCAAAAGGGCTGGCAGCGTCGGTGACGGGAACCATCCAGACTGCAGCCTCTGCCGCTTTCACCTGGAAAGAAATGAATGCCCTGAAACATGCCATTGATCCGGCATATCGTGGTGGGCCGAAATACCGCTGGGCATTCAATGATGCCACATTGCAGACTATTGAAGAGATGGAGGATGGACAGAAACGCCCGTTATGGCTGCCGGATATTGCAGGCGGTACGCCGGCTACTGTGCTGGGGATCCCTTATGTTATTGATCAGGCTATTGACGGGATTGGTACCGGAAAAAAATTCATTTTCCTGGGGGATTTCAACCGCTTTATCATTCGCCGCGTTACTTATATGGAACTGAAACGTCTGGTTGAGCGTTATGCTGAGTTTGATCAGGTGGCATTTCTGGCTTTCCATCGTTTTGACTGTGTGCTGGAAGATGTGGCAGCCATCAAGGCGCTCACTGGCAAATAACCACTCGTTGTTCAGTTACAGACCGCGCCGACGCGGTTTTTTTATGCCCGCACAGTGTTGCGGGCAGGAGTTTCTGATGGCAGCAATAGTGGAAAAACTCAGGGCGCAGTGCCGTATTGATACAGATGATGCAACTGATGATGAGTTACTGATGCTGTATTTCCGGGCTGCCTGCCGCAAGGCAGAAAATTTTATCAACCGTAAGCTTTATGAGGAGACGGTGCCGGAAGGTGATCCTGAAGGGGTGCTTATAGCTGATGATGTTTTGCTGGCGCTCATGTTGCTGGTCGGGCACTGGTACGAAAACCGGGAAAATTCCTCAGATGTCAGCAAGGCACCAGTCCCGTTTGGTTTTTCTTCTCTTCTGGAGCCTTATCGTTTTATTCCTTTGTAGGAGGAGACATGCAGGCGGGCAGATTACGTGATCGCGTAATTATTCTGAATGTCACCACCGCCCGCTCTCCGTCAGGGCATCCGGTGGAGACGGTGACGGAGGGAGCTACCGTATGGGCAGAAGTTAAGGGTATCAGCGGGAGGGAGATAATCTCAGGCGGAGCAGAAACCGCTCAGGCTACGGTCAGAGTCTGGATGAGATTCCGGCGCGATGTGACAGCGACTTCACGTCTGAAAGTGCTGACCGGTGCATTCAAAGGCGCGATTCTGGGTATAGAAGGTCCACCAATACCGGATGCACGCGCTACCCGGCTTGAAATGCTCTGCAGCCTGAAGGGAAATGTGTGATGGATTTCAGTCTTGATTTTTCCGGCCTGGCGGATATTGCACGGGATTTGGAGGCGCTCAGCAGGGCAGAAAACAATAAGGTTCTGCGCGATGCCACCCGTGCCGGTGCTGAAGTTATGCGGGATGCAGTTGTTGAACGTGCGCCGGAGCGAACCGGGAAACTGAAGAAAAATGTGGTTGTTCTCACTCAGCGTTCAAAGCGTCGGGGGGAAATTATCTCGGGTGTCCACATTCGCGGACGGAACCTGCGAACCGGAAACAGTGATAACAGCATGAAAGCCAGCGATCCCCGAAATGCATTTTACTGGCGCTTTGTGGAGCTGGGAACGATAAACATGCCCGCGCATCCATTCATTCGTCCGGCTTTCGATACGACAGAGGAGCTGGCGGCGCAGGTTGCCATACAGCGAATGAATCAGGCTATTGATGAGGTCTTAAGTAAATGAGGGAGGGCACACTGTATTCCCTGTTGTCTCAGCTGGCCGGAGGACAGGTTTATCCTTATGTGGTCCCGCTGACGGAGGGAAAGCCTGCGGTATCTCCGCCGTGGCTGGTGTTTTCTGTGGTGTCTGACACGGCATCTGATGTGCTTGATGGGCAGGCTGAATCCAGAATTACCGTGCAGATCGATGTCTGGGCGACAGTACCTGATGACGCAGATAATATTCGTGAGCAGGCGCTTGATGCGGTAAGAAAACTGGCACCCTCCGTTATTTCTAAAACGCAGGGGTATGATCCTGACTCCCGTCTGAGCAGAGCCACGCTTGAATTTCAGGTAATAGCCTGAGGTCGTTAATGATTTACCCACCCGCCGCTGGCGGGTTTTTTTATTTTCAGGAGACGAGTATGTCCTCTAATTTTGAGCGTTCGCAACTGACGAAAATTATGATTTCGTCTGCACCGGTAACAGCAGAAACCCTGGATTCTGCCAGCTATCTTGGCCTGAGCTGTACAATCAAAGAGGTGCAGTTTACCGCAGGACAAAAGCAGGATATTGATGTCACCACGCTGTGTTCTGTTGAGCAGGAAAATATTAACGGCCTTGGGGCTGCTTCAGAGATTTCCATGTCAGGCAACTTTTATCTGAATGCTGCCCAGAACGCGTTGCGCAGTGCCTATGACAATGACACCACGTATGGCTTTAAAGTTATTTTTCCGTCAGGCAACGGATTTACCTTTATGGCAGAGGTGCGTCAGCATACCTGGTCTGCAGGAACCAATGGTGTTGTGGCTGCAACGTTTTCCCTGCGTCTGAAAGGTAAACCTGTGCTGACGACAGAGCCGCTGAAAGTGAAGGCCAATTTAAAAAGCACGCTGCGGGTTGCTTCCGGAGCGAAACTTGAAATGGCGGTTGAGGCTGCGGGTGGTATGCCGCCTTATTCTTATGTCTGGAAGAAAGGTGGTTCTCCTGTTTCCGGACAGACGGCGGCAACGTTCAGTAAGGCATCGGCAGTATCCGGTGATGCGGGTGCATATACCTGCGAGATTTCTGATTCAGCAAGCCCGGTTAACAAAGTGACCTCTACTTCCTGCACTGTAACCGTCAGTTAATGAGGATGGATGTGATGACTAAAAATATCCGTAATCTGGCACTGGCAACGATGTCGGGGTTTCGCCATAAAACCGTTGATGTGCCTGAATGGGAGGGAGCAACGGTTGTGTTACGGGAACCTTCTGCAGAAGCCTGGTTGCGCTGGCAGGAGATCGTTAAAGCAAAAGATGATGAGACACCGTTATCCGTTGCGGAGCGCGCCCGCCGAAATCTGGAGGCAGATGTTGAACTGTTCATTGATGTTCTGTGTGATACCGGACTGCAACCCGTATTTTCAGAGGATGATCGTGAACAGGTGATTGCCGTGTATGGCCCGGTGCATGCGCGGCTTCTTCGGCAGTCTCTGGAACTGATCAGTGATGCCGGCGAGGTTAAAAAAAAGTAGCGCTTCCGGGGATGCGTTTTCTGATGATGCTGGCGCTCAGGATGGGGCGCACATTGTCAGAGTTACGCCGGGAAATGTCCGCATCAGAAATCATGATGTGGGCAGAATTTGACAGGTTCAGCCCGCTGGGTGACGAGCGGGCTGATATCCGGGCTGCCCAGATTGTTTCAGCTGTTTACGGTGCGCAGGGGGTCAAAGTGCCACTGAATGATGCGCTTCTTCAGTGGGAGCAGGAGCAGACAGAAGGCGTCTCAGATCCATTTGCCGGACTGGAAAACGCGCTTTTAATAGTGTCTCAGTGAGTCAACATAACCGCTTCGGCGGTTTTTTTTCGTCCGGAGAATGAGTGTGGCGACATTACGTGAACTGATTATTAAAATCTCGGCAAATTCCCGGTCATTCCAGTCAGAGATCTCCCGGGCTTCGCGTATGGGGCAGGATTACTACCGTACCATGCAGAACGGAGGCCGACAGTCCGCTGCTGCATCCCGTGAAATGCGGCGTGCACTGGCAGAAGTGACGGATCAGATAAATACAGCTAAATCTTCGGCACTGAACATGGCGGGGGCATTTGCCGGGGCTTTTGCTACCGGTCATCTTATTTCTCTCGCCGATGAGTGGAATTCAGTAAATGCCCGTCTGAAGCAGGCCTCACAGTCCAGTGATGATTTTCAGTCATCACAGCGTGAATTAATGGCGATCAGCCAGAGAACGGGGACGGCTTTTTCTGATAACGCCAGCCTTTTTGCCCGCTCTGCAGCTTCCATGCGGGAGTATGGTTACAGTTCTGAGGAGGTACTGAAAGTCACCGAGGCGATCTCCACGGGCCTGAAATTATCCGGTGCCAGTACAGCAGAAGCCAGTTCGGTGATCACGCAGTTCAGTCAGGCTCTGGCGCAGGGAGTGCTGCGCGGTGAAGAGTTTAACTCGGTGAATGAGAACGGCGATCGTGTTATTCGTGCTCTGGCTGCGGGAATGGGAGTTGCCCGTAAGGATCTGAAGGCCATGGCGGATAACGGAAAGTTGACCGCCGATAAGGTTGTTCCTGCACTGATTAGTCAGCTTGGGGCATTACGTGATGAATATGCGGCAATGCCTGATACGGTTTCATCCTCTGCAACCAAAGTTGAAAACGCCTTTATGGCCTGGGTTGGTGGTGCGAACGAGGCAAGCGGAGTGACGAAGACGCTCTCCGGTGTGCTGAATGGTATTGCAGGCAATATTGACACCGTGGCAACCGCTGCCGGTGCTCTGGTTGCCGTCGGGGTAGCCCGATATTTTGGCAATATGGCGTCGTCTGCTGGATCTGCAACTGCCGGATTAATTACTGCAGCCAGAAACGAAGTGGCTCTTGCTGAAGTGCAACTTCGGGGGACACAGATAGCAACCGCCAGGGCGCGTGCGGCGGTTTATCGTGCGCAACAGGCGGTTGTTGCTGCTCGCGGTACCGAAAGGCAGGCCGCAGCAGAAGCGAAGCTGACAGCTGCCCAGGTGTCACTTACCCGTAATATTGCGGCCAGAACAGCGGCACAGACAACGCTGAATAATGTTACGTCAGTGGGGAGTCGTTTATTAAGTGGCGCGCTGGGGCTGGTTGGTGGTGTGCCGGGACTCGTCATGCTGGGGGCTGCGGCCTGGTACACGATGTATCAGAATCAGGAGCAGGCCAGAGAATCTGCACGCCAGTATGCCGCAACAATCGACGAAATTCGCCAGAAAACGTCGGCAATGTCGCTTCCTGAAGCGTCAGATAATGAGGAAAAGACGCGACAGGCACTGAAGGAGCAAAACAGGTTAATTGACGAGCAGAAAAGTAAGATTAAATCCTTACAGGAAAAAATTGCTGGCTATCAGTATGTGCTGGCAAACCCGGGCTGGACAACCGATAACGGTTTTATGATTAACCACATGACGTCGGTAAAAACTGTCACAGAAGGGCTTGCAGAAGCAACAAATCAACTGGCAGTTGAACAGTCTCGCCTCACTCAAATGCAGGGCAAAGCGCAATCCATTCAGGATGTGCTTGCCGGGCTGGAGGAGCGACGGGTGGCGTTGATCCGTCAACAGGCAGCGGAACAAAACAAAGCGTATCAGTCCCTGTTGATCATGAATGGGCAGCATACCGAGTTTAATCGCCTTCTCGGGCTCGGTAATGAATTACTTCAGCAGCGACAGGGGCTGGTGAATGTACCGTTACGGCTACCACAGGCAACCCTGGATGATAAACAGCAGACCGCACTGAATAACAGCGAGCGCGAACTGGCTCTGTCCCGCCTGAAGGGGGAAGCTCGTGAGCGTGCCCGCCTGGGTTATGCTGCGGATGATCTCGGCTTTGTGGGAGAGGCGTATCAGACAGCAAGACTGAATTATATAAATAACTCACTGGATGCATGGCGAAATAACCAGGCAAATAAACCCAAAGCGCATAAAAAGACCGAAGCGGAAAAAACAGAGGATATTTATAAACGGCTGATTAAACAGCAAAAAGAACAGATAGCACTGGCAGGGCAGAATACTGAACTGGCTAAGATGAAATATCAGGTCAGTCAGGGCGAATTATCAACCCTGTCAGAAGCGCAGAAAAAAACGCTTTTGCAGAATGCAGCACTTATCGACCAGAAAAAGATTCGTGAGCAGCTTGCTGCGTATGAGAGCAGTCTGGCGGACAGTAATGCCAGTGTCAGAGCATCAAATGAGGCTCAGTTACTGGGATATGGTGAAGGCTCACGGATGCGTGAACGACTTCAGGAAATGTGGAGCATCCGGCAGGAGTTTGAGCAGAAAAATAACGAGCTACTGAGACAGTATCAGGCCGGAGAAATTGAAGAAGCCCTGTGGAAACAGGAGAAAGAGCTGAATAAAAAATATCTGGAAGAGCGTCTCAGCGATCAGCAGGATTATTATGCAAAGGCTGATGCTTTACGCAGTAACTGGAATGCCGGGCTCAAAGAGGGGCTGACGAACTGGGCAGACAGTGCCACCGATTATGCTTCGCAGGCGGCAGATGCTGTCGTTTCCACGATGGACGGGCTGGTATCAAATATTTCCGATGCACTGGCCGGGAATGTTGTGGACTGGAGGAACTGGGGGAGTTCAGTTCTCCGGGAAGTTTCAAAAATTCTGATGAATGCAGCCATTGTTAACGGACTGAAATCACTCTCCGGTGCCGGAGGGTGGCTTGGTACGGTCGGCGGATGGATTTCGGGGGCAGTGGCAAACGCAAAAGGTGGTGTTTACACATCGGCAAATCTGAGTGCGTACAGCAACAGCATTGTGGACACGCCCACGTACTTTGCGTTTGCAAAAGGGGCCGGGCTGATGGGGGAAGCCGGACCTGAAGCCATTATGCCCCTGACCCGGGCGGCGGATGGCTCGCTGGGCGTACGCGCGGTGGGCAGTATGAACGGCAGCGCCGGTCTGGTGTATTCCCCGGTCTACCACATCGCCATTCAGAATGACGGGGCTAACGGACAGATAGGGCCGGAGGCGGCAGGCAGTCTTGTGCAGCTGATTGACCAGCGGGTGCAGGCGGTGATGCTGTCCATGCGACGTGACGGAGGAATGCTGAGTGGCTGAGATAAAAACGCTGCATCTGGTCCCGCGTGAAGGGATGCAGGTGAGTGAGAAACCGTCGGTGGTGAGGGTTCGGTTTGGTGACGGTTATGAACAGCGCCGCCCCACAGGACTGAATCCTCAACTGAAGACGTTTCAGGCGGTGTTCCGGGTGACGGATGAGTCAACCCGGCGCTGGCTGGATGAATTTTTATCCTGGCATGGTGGTTACCGTGCCTTTTTGTGGCGACCGCCGAAACATAACCGGACGGTGAGGGTGGTGTGTCGGGAGTGGAGCGTCACGGATAACGCCCGGTACAGTGATTTCAGCTGTACGATTGAGCAGGTGGTGAACTGATGCAGGATATCCGACAGGAAACACTGAATGAATGCACCCGTGCGGAGCAGTCTGCCAGCGTGGTGCTCTGGGAAATCGATCTGACAGAGGTTGGTGGAGAACGTTATTTTTTCTGTAATGAGCAGAACGAAAAAGGTGAGCCGGTCACCTGGCAGGGGCGACAGTATCAGGCATATCCCATTCAGGGGAGTGGTTTCGAACTGAATGGCAAAGGCACCAGTACGCGCCCCACGCTGACGGTTTCTAACCTGTACGGTATGGTCACCGGGATGGCGGAAGATCTGCAGAGTCTGGTCGGCGGAACGGTGGTCCGGCGTAAGGTTTACGCCCGTTTTCTGGATGCGGTGAACTTCGTCAACGGAAACAGTGACGCCGATCCGGAGCAGGAGGTGATCAGCCGCTGGCGCATTGAGCAGTGCAGCGAACTGAGCGCGGTCAGTGCCTCTTTTGTACTGTCCACGCCGACGGAAACGGACGGCGCTGTTTTTCCGGGACGTATCATGCTGGCCAACACCTGCACCTGGACCTATCGCGGCGATGAGTGCGGTTATCACGGTCCGGCGGTCGCGGATGAATATGACCAGCCAACGTCCGATATCACGAAGGATAAATGCAGCAAATGCCTGAGCGGTTGTGAGTTCCGCAATAACGTCGGCAACTTTGGCGGCTTCCTTTCCATTAACAAACTTTCGCAGTAAATCCCATGACACAGACAGAATCAGCGATTCT